GAGTGCCGCGGCGCGATGGCTTGGGCCTGTTCCATTTCCCTCTCCAGCTCCTCCGCGCCGTGGGCGGCCAGTGTAGCGCGGGCGCCCGTGCTGGCAAATGCCATCTTCCCGGAGCCGGCCCGCCGAACCGCTTCTAGTGCGTAGCGGAGCGCGTCGATAGTGTGATTATCGCGGTCGGCCAGGACCGGGAGGACGGCCTTCGTGAGCTTGTCAATTTTATAGGAATAGTGGGTGAGTTCGTCCGCCACATGGACGCAATCCGGATGAACGCAAATGTCGAAGCTCTGGAGGAAGGTGACGCCCTCCTCCAAGCTCCCCGCACCCTTGACGGCCGGCTCGATGTTGAAGCCTCGAGCCTTCATGTACGCGATGAGTTCCGGCCGGGCGCTGTCGGCTATGATCTTCCACTCGTTCGCGCCGGGGATGCCAGGGCGGCCCTTCTCGTTCTTCCATCGCTCCTCGCCGATCTTCTGGCCTTCGTCGGAGCCGGCGAACAAGGCGGGAAGCTCATCGACGGGACAGCCGACCTCATAGGCCTCCCGGCATACGAAGAGAACGCGCCCCTCGGGATCGGCGACCGCATCGCTATTCCACGGCTCGCCGGCCCAGCGCCCGATGAAGGCTTGGACGAGAACGGTCGGGTCGATCGAGAAGCCCCAATCCGCGCCGAAGCGGAGGACCGCATCCTCGGGGGTGTCGAAGCGAAAGATTCTCCAGTTGCGGAAGACCTTCGCCTCGGAGCGCTGGAGGTACGCGCCGAGCCAGATATGCGCGTGCTTGTCCGGGTCGCGCCGCGCGTCATATTCCATATCCCGGTGGAGGACCGCCGGAAACCACGGGTTATCGTAGTAATTGACGGGGATGAGGACCGTCCCCGGCGGGGGTCCTTCCTCGCCGCGAAACATCTTGTCCACGGGATCGGAGGCGAGCTTCGGATTGTAGCTCCACCAGATTTCCGCGCCCTCTTGGCGGATGGTCGGAATGAGCGTGTCGATGGAGCCTTGGGAGACGGCTTGCGCCTCCTCGACCCATGCGATGGTGACGCCCTCCAGCGACTTGATACCTTGCTCGTTCCGGTGGAGGCCTTGGAAGATGAAGAGGGTTCCGTTCTGGCCTCGGATTTCCTTGTCCGTGACGATGTAGAAGCCGGAGCCGAGGAGCCCGAGGCCGAGCCGGTTGATTTGGTCGACCAAGAGGCGATGGACCGAGTCGCGGATGCTCCGCTGATATTCGCGAGTGCAGAGGATCCGCTCGACCCGCATCGTCCCCCGGATGAGGAGCTTTTCGGCGAAGGTCCAAGACTTCGCGCCGCCGCGGCCTCCGAAGGCGACCCGATGGCGAACGGGGACGCCCTCCTCGTCCGCCGTCACATCAAGCCATTGCGACCACGCGGGGAGGACCGGCGTCACCCAAACGGGGTCGATCGTCTCGGCCAGGAGCGACTCCGCGAAGCCGTCGCCGGCGTCCAGGAGGGAGGCGGCGGCGGCCAGTTCCTCGGCGCTCGGCGGCTCCGTGAAGCCCGAGGGGGCCGCCATTTACTCCGGGCCTTTGAATTGCGGGAGGCGTTCCGCCGGCGGAGGCTGGAGGGCTCGGGGGTCGGTCGGATAGGCGAACTCGACCCGGAGGCATAGCTCTTGCCTGGCAGGGGGTCCGGCCGCATCGCCCGAGTGTTGGACCTCTTGCCGGTCGCTCATCCCGAGCCGGTTCTTGGCGAGGAAGATGAGGGCGGCGACGTTCCCGCTCTTGACCCCCTTCTTCCATAGCGCGCCGTAGAGCTGGAGGTTGGCCCAGCCCCACCCCTCATCGCGTTCCTTGGTGAGGTGCTTCTGGACTGTGATCTTCGCCACGCCCAGCTGGGCGGCCACTTGAGCGTCCGTCGCGCCGAGGCCGTAGAGCATGAGCGCGGTCTGGCGCTGGGCCGGAGTCGGCTTCCAAGCTGGACGGCCAGGGGAGCCCCTTGGGGGCTCGTCAGGGGCGGGGCTCTCGCTCATGGCCCGATGGATATAGACGGCCCCCGGCCCTTCTCCAAGCGGCTCCGGCGGAGCGCGTCTTAGACGCAAAAACGGCGTTTGCACGGCCTTTCGCGTTATGCGAAAGATGGCCGATGCGAGGAGCCTCCCCCAACAAAGAGGGCCAAGATGACGTGGGCCTATATCCCATCAACGTGCTTGGATTTTGCGCCGGCGTCGGCGGACTCGAGCTTGCCATCCGAATTGCCGAATCCCGCGCTCGCGGAGTCGCTTACGTGGAGAGGGAAGCCGCTTCCATCGGCTCTCTGGTCGCGTCGATGGAAGCGGGGTGGCTTCATCCGGCTCCTATCTGGACTGACGCTGGAACCTTCGAAGGCGGACGATGGCGTGGAGCGGTTCATTGCATCGCTTCGGGCGACCCCTGCCAGCCCAATTCCGTCGCCGGGAAGCGCAAGGGGAGCGGCGACGACCGTTGGCTCATCGACCAGCTCCTCCGCGTCCTTGATGAAAGCGGGGCTCCTCGTCTCTTCCGCGAAAACGTCACGGGGAACATCGACGGACAGCTCAACGCCCTCGTCCCGGCTCTGGAAAGGATGGGCTACCGCGTTGCGGCTGGAATCTTCACAGCGCGCGGCGTCGGAGCCTCCCATCGCCGGGAGCGACTTTTCATCATGGCAGACCGCGAGGGCGACCACGGGGGCCTATACGCGGGACGGGGGCGAGAAGGGGAAGGAACGGCCCAGCCTCCACGGCCAAGCGGAGGAGTGGGGAACCCCGCTCGCATCCGAGCGGGCGGCGACTCCGAGAGAGGTTCACCACGGAGTCCAGCTCGCGAATCAGGTGAACGAGTGGCCGACCGCGAAGGCCTTGAGCGGGGGGCCGAACTCGGAGAGGGACAGCCGGGGGGCGGGCGGTCCCGATCTTCAAGAGGCGGCTCAATCGTGGCCGACCCCGCAAGCTCGGGACGGCGACGGGCGGGGGGCGACCCCATCGCGCCACGCGAACCCGGCCCGGAAAATGGCCGGGAATCTGGACGATGCGGCGTCGGCGTGGCCGACCCCGAGCGCGGAGGCTCCGAACGATCGGGAGGAGCCGGAGAGCTGGAGGGCGCGCCAAGCCGAGCTGGTGAAGTCTCAAGCGAACGGGAACGGGGCGGGAGTGCCCCTCTCGATCGCCGCGAAGGAAGCGGCTCAAGATTGGCAGACTCCGGGGACGGACAGCTTCCGGGGCCGGAGCGGGCCGAGGAAGGAAGAGGCGGGCCTCGACCGCCAAGCGCGGGAGATTGCGGCCACGACATCGCTCCGAACGTCCCCCTCGGCCCCGGCGACTCCGTCCCGTGGCCCCGAGGCCGGCCAGAGGTCGGAGTGGGGTTCCCCGAGGGCGAGCGATGGAGAGAAGGGCTCGCCGAGGCAGAGCTTTGGGGGTGGTGGCGAGCCTCTGGCCTCCCAAGCGACGAATTGGCCGACGCCCGACACGCAGAATCATCGCGACGGATCGAAGCGCCGGAAGATGACGGACGCGGCGGCGAGCCGGGGCTCCCGGAAGGGGATAAGCCTCCATCACGAAGTGGACGCATGGCCGACCCCGACCGCTTGCTCTCCGAACAGCCTTCGGGGATCGGGGCAAGACCCCGAGGAGCGGAAAGCGGACGGCCGAACGGTGAACCTCCAAGACGCGGCCTGTCACTGGCCGACCCCGGCCGCGCGGGACTATCGGGGCCAGAACTCGGAGGCCCATATCACGACGAACGGCTCGGGCCGGATGCACATGGATCAACTCCCGAACTTAGTGGCCCATGCCTTCTTGCCCCCGGCCCAGCCGACCCGCGTTGGCCGGGAATCATTGATGCCGTGCCCCTTCTCACCCCTGCCCTCGGAAGCGTGGATGTGTGGGCCTATGCTCGCCGATGCCTTGGCCTTCCGCCGTTGGTCGATCCGGTCGGGCGGCGCGGCGGGCTGGCGCGGGACTTGGACGCGGCGGCCACGGAGGAGCTTAAATCCGCTGTTCGTCGAATTAATGATGGGCTGGCCTTTCGGATTGAGCGGCTTCGCGCGTGTGGGAACGGGGT